ATATACCAAGAAGGTCTACGCAGAGGTTTTTATAAAGAACCTAAAAAATTATCAGAAAGAATATTATGAATCCATTTGAATTTGTTAATGCAATTAACTACACTAAAAAAAATATTATGATCGATGACATAACTGAAAAGGCATATGCAAGTTATATGGTCAATCGATCTTTATCATACTTTCCAGACACTATCTTAGCTGCTAATGAGATGAATAGATGTCATCATATAGACAATCGTTTACAATTTGATTTTTTTATAAATATAATCAGAAAACGTAAAAGGTTTTCTAAATGGCATAAGCCAGAAACTGTAAGTGATTTGGAAGCAGTAAAAAAATATTATGGCTATAGTAACGAAAAAGCCCGCCAAGTATTATCTCTCCTAACCACTGATCAGGTTAACGAATTGAAATGTAAGGTAATGACAGGTGGAAGAAAACAATAGTATTGAGTGGAATCCAAGCAATATGCTGGAAGTCACTTTAAGCGAACCAGATGATTTTTTAAAGATTCGAGAAACATTAACAAGAATTGGTGTTGCATCTCGTAAAGATAATAAGCTCTATCAATCATGTCACATACTCCATAAACAAGGAAGGTACTTTATTGTACACTTCAAAGAATTATTTTTGCTAGACGGCAAGAAATCAAACTTAGAAGAAAATGATGTAGCAAGAAGAAATACTATTGCAACATTAATGAGTGACTGGGGTTTATTAACAATTGAGAAAAGAGAAAAACTAGAGCCTATTGCACCTTTAAGACAAATTAAGATTATATCTTTTAAAGACAAAGACCAATGGGAACTATGTCCAAAGTACAATATAGGGAACGGTTTAAAATAAATTTGTACAAGCTATGTACATTTAAAATTAAAGTATTATATATATTATAGAGTCGCCGATCATCGGGGCTCGTAAACCCTTGCTAGTCAATAGGAGGCAATTATGACTAAGAACTTTTTATACCCAAGAAATGCGTTTTTGGGATTCGATCACATTTTCGATCAGTTGGAAAATATCCACACTCATGCGAAAGATACATACCCACCATATAATGTAGTCAAACACGACAATATGAAATATGAAATTGAGATGGCTGTAGCCGGATTTAAAAAAGAACATATCGATATTGAAGTAAAAGATCACGTTATGAATATTACTGGTGATAGACCTAAGCGTAGAGAACAAGACGCATACGTCCATAAAGGTATTAGTGCTCGAAAGTTTTCAAGATCATTTAGACTGTCCGAATACACGGAAGTAGACGGTGCAGACATTCAGGATGGAATACTATCTGTTCAACTAAAGGTAGTCCTACCAGAAGAGAAGCGACCTCGTAAAATTACAATTAATTAATTAACGAGGAAAATTAAATGACAACTTTAACTACAACTTACAACATCACATGTCGAGTATGTGAATACGTTGCAAAAGCATTAAAAACTACACTTAGATCTATCATAGTAGGTAGACAAATGGCAGCAAATGTGCATGTAGCAAGAGAACTACAACAGCTCGGATTCTATGGAAGAGATGCAGATTTAAAGCATATCATTATGCAATTAAATAACAAAACTTCAGAAGAATACGAAAAACGATCTTAATGTAGATTAAGCATATTAATTAGGCGGGCACTTAGTGCTCGCCTTTTTTATTATAAATAGTATTTTATAAGGAGATTTAGCATGGATATAGGACAATTAAGAAAAGAACTTGAAGTGGATGAAGGAGTAAAGTATGAAATATATAACGACCATCTTGGTTATCCTACTTTCGGTATTGGTCATTTGGTGCTTGATGATGATCCAGAGAGTGGACAAGAGACTGGAACAATTGTCTCAAAAGATAGAGTTGCAGAAGCGTTTGATCACGACGTTGAAACAGTCATCTCCGACTGCGAGCGATTATATCCTGAATTTGATGAACTCCCAGAAGAAGTCCAACTAATCATTGCTAACATGATGTTTAATATGGGAAGACCACGATTATCTAAATTTAAAGGTATGAAAGCCGGAGTTGATTCACAAGACTGGAAAGCAGCAGCAGACGAAATGATAGATTCTGCTTGGTATAGACAAGTTCCTAATAGAGCTGGAAGATTAGTTAAAAGGATGAGAGCTCTAGCATGAGTGATGATTTAGATTTTGATTTTGGATTTACTGCAGTAACTGAAGATGAGTTAGATGTAGTTAAAGATGTAACTAAAAAAGCTGAAAGTCTTGGTGCTAATGCACTAAATACTCAAGATAGACTTGACAAACTTTATAACGCCATAACTCCGCTACTCAATAATCTCAAAAAGAATCCAGAGAAAGAATATATTCTCTGGCCTAATAGACTAGAAAAAGTAGAACAATTCGAAGATCTAATACAAAAGATATATAAAAAGTAAAAAAGTCCTTTACTTTTATTAAAAACTATGGTATAATATAACTACAATGAAAAATTTTATAACGTATTTAGAAGAAGCACAAGGAAAAGGATTAACGATCTTTGACATAGATGAGACTATGTTTATAACTAAAGCCAAAGTGCATGTAATTAAAAATGGTAAAATTGTCAAGAAGCTTGACAATCAAGAATTTAATACTTATAAGAAAAAATCTGGTGAAGAATATGACTTCGGCGAATTTAAAAATGCAGAGGTCTTTCAACAGACTTCTACACCGATTGCAAGAATGATTAATAAAGTTAAAGCTATATTGAAGAATGCTACAAGATCAGGATCAAAAGTTATTATTGTAACTGCAAGACCTAACTTTGATAATAAGAAAACGTTTCTAGATACATTTAGAAACCAAGGAATCGACATAGATAAAATCTATGTTGAACGTGCTGGTAACCTCGGCGGTGGACCAGCAGCAGAAAATAAAAGAGTAATATTTAAAAAATACTTAAATCAAAAAATATATAAAAGAATAAGACTTTTTGATGATGCTAAGTCTAATCTGAAAGTTTTTTTATCATTACAAAAAGACTACTCAGATGTTTCATTCGAAGCATTCTTAGCAAAACCAAATGGCTCTGTTTCAAGAGTAAGATAACAGGAGATAAATTATGAATATAAGAAGCATCGCGGCAGTGGTGACACTTGCATCTTTGTTTTGTTTTTCGGCATTTGCTGATAAACTTAAGATTGGTTTTATCTATGTTGGCCCTACAGGCGATCATGGATGGACTTACAGACACGACATTGGAAAACAAGATGTGCAAAAGCATTTTGGAGATAAAGTAGAAATCAAATATATTGAATCAGTACCAGAAGGTCCTGATGCAGAAAGAGTAATTCGTGCTATGGCTAACGACGGCATAGATATTATATTTGCAACATCATTTGGTTATATGAATAGTATGGTTAAAGTAGCTAAAGAATTTCCAAATGTAAAATTTGAACATGCTACAGGCTATAAACAAGGACCAAACTTAGCATCTTACGGATTGAGATTATATCAAGCAAGACACATACAAGGCGTAATTGCTGGTATGATGACTAAGACTAACAAAATTTGTTATGTTGGAGCATTTCCAATTCCGGAAGTTATCCGTGAAATTAACACATATTATCTAGGTGCTAAGAGTGTAAACCCTGACATTGACATTGACATTATATGGGTAAACACTTGGTACAATCCTGTTAAAGAAGGTGAAGCTGCAAAAGTATTAATTACACAAGGTTGTGATATGGTTGCTCAGCATACTGATTCACCGTCACCATTACAGGTTGCAGAAAAAGAAGGTAAATTTGGTTTTGGACAAGCGAGTGATCAATTGAAATTTGCTCCTAAAGCTCAGTTAACTGCAACTATTGATAATTGGGGTCCTTACTACATTGACAGAGTACAAGCAATTTTTGATGGTACTTGGAAAACAGGTGACTACTTTGGTGGTATGATTGATGATGATGTTGTTGCAATGGCAACATTTACGAACATGCCAGCAAACGTTAAAGTGTTTGCACAAAAAATCAAAGATAGAATTAAGAATGGCAAATATTTTGCTTTCACTGGTCCTATCAAAGACAACACTGGTAAACTACAGTTGAAAGACAGTGAGATTGCTGATGACAAGCATCTTAATACTATGATGTATTATGTTGAAGGCATTAATGCAAAAG